AATTCTTCTTTTTCTTGAGCCATAGCTTCCAAGACATCATATTTTTCTTCAGGAACATCAATATAATGTTCTTTGAATAAAGTCTTTAGTCCAGAAATAAAATCTTCAGCGATTTCTGAACGGATACCTTTATCAATAGCAAGTTTGTTGTCTTTAATCCACTCTTCAACTACATAGTTCAAGTATGAATCAACTTTTTCAACTAACTCTTCTTTGACAGCAGAAACTTTTTCTTCTACTTCTTTATCCGCTTTCGCTTGGATTTCTTTTCCTTTTTCTGCAAGGCGTGTTTTGACAGCAGTTTCAAATATAGTCGCAGCCTTCTCTTTAAATTCTTCAGACAAGTCAGCGTCAGCAGAAACTAGAGCCTCAACATCTTTAGATAGATCAATAACATCTTCAGCTTCCGTATCTTCAGCGACAACTTCGTCATCTGATTCAACTTCTTCTTCTTTTAAACTCTTACCGGGTTTAAAATCGCCTTGACCTGCAGGGTTACTACCGTCATTAGCGTCTTTATTGACCTGATCTTCTACCTTTTTCGATTTATTACCAGCGTCAGATGGTCCTTTGCGTGAGTCGTCAGGTTTGACAACAGCAGCACCAAGGTCTTCAGCTTCGTTAGAAAGTGGAGATTTTTCAGCAGGTACAGCATTCTTTTTAGGTGCGTTAGCATCCTCTTGAATTTCTGTTTCTACCGTCTCTACTTCTTGTATTTCAGTATCAGACATAGGGTCTCTCCTTATTAATTTACATTTGCAAATTTAAATTGTAATAAAACTATTTATAAACCCTAGGATTTACAGTCCGCGTAAATACGCAACAATCTAAACTTTAGATAAAAAGTCTTTGAAAACTCTCGCTTTTACTTCAGCGAGTTCTCGTCTTTGAGTGCTCTCTATTACTTGTTTATATTTTTCAATTTCCATACTTTTCAGTACTCCATTGTCCCATACCCATTCTTTGCCTTCCATTATGCCTTCAACGAAAGCGTCAGGCGCCGATGGGTCTGCAACTATATCAGCTGCCGTTGCGAGATAGAAGTCATTGTTAATAACATTTTTGCCATTAACTTGTTTCATTGACCCCATACCTCTAGATGATACCCCTAATTGAGCACCTTCGTCAATTAAATTCTTGACGATTTTGCCGTAAGGTGTATCCATGATCTTAGCCTCACCGATAAAATTTCTTCCTTCGGATTTTAAACTAGTAATCATATGTGAAACTCTTTCGAGATTCACAGTCGGTCCGTCAGGATGTCCTAACTCACCGAAAGCTCTTTTCTTTTCTACGAATTCTTTGTTGTATCTACCCACTTCTTTAGATAATACATCTACTGGATAAACTCTACCATTACGATTTTTAATGTCACCTTGTAGAAAGATACCACGAATTTTGTAATCTTTGCCAGCACCTTTTTCTTCGGTAATGACTTCAATATTTTCAGTAGTTTCTGTAATCAGTTTCATTTATCTTACCTCTACTATGATAGTATAACTATCACCGTTGTTAAAATTTCTTGTCGTAAACAACACATCACCAGCTGGTGAAGTATTTGCTTCTAGTGTGGCAGTATTTGCGATCTCATTACCATCAGTTCTTAAATCCCAGACACCTTGTCCAGTTAAAACAACTGCTGTTGAGTTTGCACTTGTAGCACCGCTACCTGCCCATAATATTTCTACAGCACCTTTTGGGTCCTGTGTATTGATAGACCAGTTCAACTTAGATATTTTCTTTGTTGCATCCTCGGTCATATAAGTTAATGCCGAAGAGTCCATCTTTTTTACTAAAGTCTCTCCACTACCATCTGACAAATTGGTAAACTTCATCGAGGTCTTTTGACCACTTACATCAGCTATAGTTTGACTAGTTACCGTGTCAGCCATTATATTACTCTTTAGATTCTAATTCTGCAATAACAAGTTCTAACTCTTCTTTTTTAGCTCTTAGTTTTGCTAAATCTTCTCCGTCAATTTTACCGTTATCGTTTTTATCCATTTTCTTTTGAGCTGGCGATAATTCTTCTTTCTTATCGTCATCTTTTTTATCGCCGTCTTTTTTAGCGATTGCTTTCTGCAATCCTGCAGGAAGTTTTTTCTGAGCGTCTGTTAATTCATTTAAAGTTTCACCTTTAAGTACTGAAGCAGCAGACTCAGCTAAACTTCTTGAAATATTTTTGTATTCACTATTCATTTGTTATCCCCTTATGCTGTGAAGTTTTTATCTTTTCTTAGTTCTAATATAATATAACCCGTTGCCGAAGCACCGACTGTTTCTAAATCACCTGATGTTGCTGTTGTGTTTGTGGCGTCATTAGCAATAGCAGGTCCTGCATATGTGCCTGTACCTGTTAATCTGATTGCTGTTGTATCAGCTGACGCACCTTTAAATTCTATTAATACTGAACCAGCAAGGGCGTGATGTATTTTTACAATACTTAATTTTGCGCCGTTAGCGTGTCCTGATAAAGCACTTGCGTCAAGAGCAGCCGAAGTTGCACTATCTGCCGAGTGATCTAAACGAATAACGACTAAGCCGCCAGCAGAACCAGCACCCGTAGGTATATTGTCGTCTCTTAATGTTTTTGTTGCGAATGCCATAATTCTCTCCTGTTAACTATTTATACTATCTAAGAGTTTCTTTATCCAAATAAGCCATGATACTAGAAACTTTTACGCCGTATTTCTTTGCGATCTTAGGAATTAGTGTATCCATTTGATCTAATTTGTCAGCAGATTTAAACAATTCATCTACTGCTTTCTTCATTTTTGGGGATAACGCCTTATAAATCTTAGACGATTCCCCAATTAAATCTTTTTTGTATTCACTAAACCGTTTCATCTGGTAGTATATCAGCACTAGGCTCTGCAACTTCAGGTTTAGGATCACTAGGTACATCATCGGTTACATCTTCAGGTACTTCTTGTTCTGGTTGTGGTTCATTTAACCAAGCAGCAGCAACATCTTGTCTTGAAGTATCTAGAGCTGCAGATATTTTACCTGCAAGTCCATCTTTAAACGATTTTTCAGCGCCTATATTATCTCCGTTAGATAGAGAATCTATCATATCTTTAACATGGTTTACTTCAGGATTATTATCCTGTGTTTGTTCCTCACTCATCATTTTCTCCTTCTATGTCAGGTACTTCTAAGTCATCAATTGGATCAGAAATGATACCACCTTGAACTTCTTTAGCGATCTGACGGTTAATATCTTCGATTTCTTCATCTGTTTGTCTTAACACATTCTTTCTTAAATACTCTACTGAAAAATATTTACCAACATAAGGTGTAACCTCATTCGCAAGCATTAATCTTTCTCTTAGTATCTCGGCATTTTTTAATTCTGCAAAGTGTCCATCTTGTAAGAAATCGTATTGCATATGGGATTTAATAGCATCCCAATCTTCTATTGTGATTATACCTTTTAAGACTAATTGTGTTTTCAATAAGTCGTGGAATAATCCAGTAAAGCGTTTTCTTAATCTTTGTACAAATTTAGAAAACTTTACTTCGTCTCTTGTAATTTCAGCAGTTTTACCAATACTGAAACCTTGATCCTGTTCTAGTCTTGAAACTGGAACATGGAGTGATTTATATACTCTCTTCTGGAAGTATTGAACATCATTAATCTCACCAAGATTTTGTCCACCAGGTAGAGTAGATATTTCTGTACCTCTACCGCCTTCTCTCCTAGGCAGCCAGAAGTCCTCGAGCATAGACATATGTTTTCTGTCATCTCGCATTTCTCCTGTCGAGGCGTCATAGACAAGTTTATTTCTATATCTTGCCATGACATCTTTTAGATATTGTTCTGCCTTAACTTTAGGCAAATTACCAACATCAATATAAAATATTCTTCTTTCAGGCGCCCTTACGATACGATAAATTACTACCGCATCCTCAATCATTCTTAACTGATTGACAGGTTTGATTGCCTTATGTAGATAACTTAATACTACATTTTTATTCTGGTCAATTACACCAGAAGTACAGTATGATATAGCGTCTGGTGCTATCTTCACACCCATATTAGAGTTAGGTGAAGTCATACCTTTTTCGTTATAGACATACCACTCTTCTACAGCTGTTGTCATTTCAACACCTTTTGTAGATTTTTTCTTTTGTATCTCTCTAACTTTACGAATCTTTCTAGGGTCAATGTATCTTAATTCTGTAAGCCCTAACCTAGGTTGTTCTGGGTTAATTACTTTATGATAATAAACTCTTCCGTCTATGTACCATCTCTTAAAAATATCGTGACCTTTTTCATCAAACATTAATAGTTTAAGAATTTCGTCAAACTCATCTCTAATTTTATTTTTAATTTTACTTGATAATTGTAGATTATCCATAGATAAAGAAACCGCTTGATCTCTTTCATCTGCCACTATTGCTTCATTTACTATATCATCAATAGCAGTATCAACTTCAGGATAGATTGCAATTTCTCTATATCGTCTGATTAGTTCTTCTTCGTTCTTTGCACCACCCTCCATATCGAGGTATGATCCAAAGTAACCACCAGCCGATACGGTAGTAGTGCCATCATCAGCTGTAGGGACGGTGAAACTTTGTGGAGTTCCACCATCCTTAGCCTTTTGATTAGCTCGTGTTATTTGAAAACCAAATAATTCAGCCATTTGTATTCCTTTTCATAATTAAGTTCTACTTATATTTATACGATAAATTAAGTAGTAGTATCAGTCTCAAAGTATTGATATCTGAATGTACACTGGAATTCTTCCACAGCATTATTCGT